GCACCGCTTGGTTAGCCGCCGAATGGAATGGCGCGCCGGTCTCGTGATCGCGCCGCACCATGATGCCCGCCATGCGAGGTGCCAGCGGACGGATCACGATGTAGGATGTCACCGGGTCCATCACCCGGCAGCCGCCAGACAGTGCGATCAGCCGATGGCTCTGCATGGTCTCGCGCCAGTCGATGTCGTTCTGGAATGACGAGCCAGCCGACTCCACGATCATGTGGCCGAGCAACTGGTTGCAGACCGAGGTTGCGCCAGCAACAATCGGATTGGCACCTGCGACGATGACACAGTCATAGGCCGCCAGCGTTCCAGTGTTCTGCCACGTCAGGTCGAACGTCGCGCCCGTGCCGGTGCCGCTGGTCTGCAGCGCCTCCTGCGGCGTGTCCGGCGGCGTCTCGGTGCCGACAACGAAGCCCTTGTTGCTGACGTTCGCGGTCAGCACGTCACCGCCCGCACCAATGGTGACAACGGTCACGATCACTTGGTTCGGCAGCACGATCTGCTCGCCGACCCCGTAGCCGACGCCTGCGTCCACAACCGCCGCCGCCGATGCTTCGTTGCCAGCCGGTGGCACGTCGATGGTGGGCGGCGTGTCGTACCATGCGCCGGGCAGTTCAAGCTCGACCGGGCCGAGTTGCCCGTTGCTCAGACCATAGGCGTGGCCGGTCGCCTGCACCGCATCCGGCCCGCCGCCGGAGAATTCCACCGGATACAGATGATCCTGCACGTAGCCGGAGCCGGGCGAGGTGCGGGTGATGGTGCCGACACCGTTGGCCATCTGCGAGGTGTAGCCCGGCGCGGTCAGGATGCGCGGTGTGAAGCCGAGCTTCTGCGCCGACTTCAGGAACGCCCACATCCCGGTGCCCTGCAGGCTGTCGCCCGCGATCTTCGAGATGGTTTGCTGCAGCTTGATCGCCGGATCAGGATCGGTGCCTTCCGCCGTGCGCACAATGACGATGCGCGCGGCGAACTGGGTCTCACCCAACTGGTCATTGACGCCGCGCACCGCATCGGAGATGTAGCCAAGCTCGCCGATCTTCCGCGTCTTTGTGGTGTCGTTGGAGTTGAGGAACACGGGCGTGTCGAGCGGAAACAGCGTCGCATCGGCCAGCGGTGCCGGACCGATGATGCCAATGGTGGAAAGATCGGCGGCCAATACCGGACGCGCGCCTTCATCGACTTTTCGGATGCTAATGCCGAATACTGGGTCAGCCATTCTGTTCTCTCCTGTTGAAGATGTTTGAATGCGGTTAGATCACGTGAGCGGGCGTCATTATCTCTAGTGCCTTGATGGTCAATGCGTGCAGCCGCACCGACAGGATCATGATCGGTTCGGCGGTCGCCGACTGCGCCGAGAAGATTCGAATCTCGCGAACGTAGTCGCCGATCACCTGATCCTGCACGATGGGCGTCACCGTCACCTGACCCACCGGGTTGCACTCCATCGCGGTCGCCAGCACCTGCAGCGGCGATGGCGACGGGATCGCGTGCGCGGGAGGTACTGGCGTGGTCTGTCTTCCCTCGAAGAATGCAATGTCGGCCATGTTCACTCCTGTTATTGCAAGGCCTTGATGACGTAGGTCGAAACGCCGTTGATGCGCCTGAAGGAAATGATGAAGCGGTGTCCGACAGTGACGGTCAGCAGATCGCCCGTGTTGTTGCCGACGGTGAAGCCGGTGAAGGTGATCGCGCCTGCCCCGGCACCGTTGGTGATGAGAACGTCAATTGCGCAATCGGTCGTCGGAGCGGTGATGGTGAACGCACCGGAATTGCCGGTGAACTGATAATTGCCGTTGAGCGGGTTGGGCGTGAAGCTGCCGTTGGGTTGGCTGTAGGGCGTGAAGCCGAAACCGCCCGTGATGGTCTGGCCGCCGCCGGTCGTCAGCACCGGCTTGCCCAACACCAGCATCAGGCCCGTGGCGCGGTTGATGGTGATCGGATAATCGATCAGCACGCCAGTGTCGGTGTATCGCGCCAGCGAAAAGTTCGCGCCAGTGTTACCGCCCGTCACTGGCGTGTTGTCAGCCAGCGTCAGGGTCCAGCGCGCGATGCCGTCAACCGACAGCGCCTCGATCATGCGGTTCTCGTTGGTCGCAGTCGAGCGCAGCCGCACTGACGGATTGGAAGTCGTGATGGTCACCACGTTGTTGATGGTGCCGCCCGAGCCGATGATATCATCGACATATTTCTTGGTCGCTGCCATTAATGGCTGCGTCGGCGCACCAAACAGATACAGCGGTCCGGTCATCGATGCGCCCGCCGACGACATCGAGCCCATCAGGTATTCGTTCATGCGCGCGCGGGTCCACGCCGTGGTCGCGAACATGTTGTCGTTGGAGTTGATCACCGGGTGCGCGCCGGGCTGCGGTGCCTCGAACGGCGTGGTGCCGTCCTTGCGGACGTAGTTGAAAAGATCGATGCCGGATTCTTCCAAGTCCTGCGCGACCTGCATGATCTCCGCGTGCTTGGCGACGACCTCGGCGTGATCGGCCACCACTTCATCGTGCAGCGGCGCGACCGCATCGTGATAGAGCTTGGTCGAGTCCGCCATGCCCGGCGTCGATGACACCACCCAGTCATCCCACGGCCCAGCATTGCCATGCAGTGCCGTGATCGTCACATCAAGGATGCCGAGTATCTGATCGTAGGTCTTGAGCCGCGCGATGGCGTAGTCGTCCGCCGTGTGCTCGATGATCAGATACGGTGACGGCGTGAAGGTGTCCTGCTGCACGCCCGCCTTGATCGGCAGCGTCATGTCGCCCATCACCAGCGTGTACGAACCCTCGACCGGTGCGAGCAGAAAGCCGAGCTTGGTGACCTGAATGATATCCTCAGTCGCCGGGATCAGGATTTCGTTCATCCGCAACAGCGCGGCGGCGCGAATGTCCTCACCGACTTTCGCGAGAACGTCCTGATCGGATTCGATCTCCTGAAAGCGCCCTTCCAGCGACGGCAGCAACCGCTTCATGTACGGAAGCAACTGCGTGCCGGGCTTCAGTTCAAACTCTTCATCCAGACGCTTCAGTGCCATGATGCTACGCCTTCTTCTTGGCCTTGTCGGTCGATGTCGCTTGGCTCGGTGCGACGTCCGGCTCGCTCGGCGTGTCGCCAAGTTCGACCGCATCAACGATGCATGGCTGCACATCGGGATCGAGGCAGGTATCGCCAGTCATCTGATAGGCCTTGGCCGGAGACAGGACGCGCCCGGCGAAGATGCACGGCTTGCCGAGCGTGACCTGATAGGCCTTGGCCGGATCGAAGATCGGCAATTCCCGCGTGCTCTTCTTCCACTCCGGTGGGCTATCCGCCGACGGTGACGCCGGTCCGCCCTGAATGATGACGCGGTCATCGATCCATTCGCCCTTGCGTATCTCGCGCCGCGAGCCCTTGCCGTTGCCGCTGGCGGGCTGCATCGGCAGTGACTCTGGCGGAGCCGCCCCTTGACCGGGGTCGAGCTTGGCGCGCGCGGCGGCGACCGCCTCCGGGTCCATCGGCATGTTGACGTTGCGTTGCGGGTATTTGTCGGTAGCCATGTCTGGTTTCTCCCTTTAAGCGACAGCGACGTCGATGCGCTCACCGACAAGATAACAGGCGTTCACGTTGTCGGTGGTGCCCTCCATCCTGATCTTGTAGGCGGTGATCGCGGTGCCGCCGAGCGCCGCGAGATTCCACGTGCACGAGCGCACCAGTACGGTCGGATCATCCGGATCGACCTCGTCGGCGATCAGCGATGGCGTCCGCACCGTGGTGTAGCCCGCGCCGGTCAACAGTCGCGGCAGGAAGGTGTGGTACGGCGCACCGCGCCACGACTCCAAGCGGAAGTCGCAGTATACCGTGGTGACCGGGCCGGGCGTGGTGCGTGCAATCGAGATGTGGCGATAGTCGCTGCGTGGCCGCGATGTCAGCGAGCGCGAGTTGGCCGCCACACCGAAGCCCGGCATTTCATCCGTGGTGCCGACCAGATTGACGCGGAACGGCAACAGCGGCGGCAACGCCACCAGCGGGTTGCCTGAATGATAGTAGCCGAGCGGCATCCAGTTGCCGCCGATCTGCACCTCGAAATTGATCTGGGTGCCGGGTGGCCGCGTCGAGTCGAAGTTGAGATCGATGGCGGTGATGCCACCGTTCAACTCCAGCGACGTCAATTGCGTCGTGCACATCGTGGCGCGGAATTTCGCGAAGTAGAGCCGGAACGACAAATCCTTGGTGAGATCGCCGACCGACCACGCGCCATCGCTCGATTGAAACATCGAGCCCTGCGCGAACTTGTTGTTGTGCACCAGCGCGACGAAGTGGTTGCCGGGCGTCTGCAGCACGATGGCATAGCGGTTGCCCTTGGCCAGATAGGTCGGCAGGAAGTCGAACTTGGTGGCGTTCGGTGCCGCGCGGAGCCGGTCCGCCGTCAACGTCGAGCGCGCAATCGCCCGCTTGAAGTTTGGCGCTCCCGCCTCGTTACATTCGCAGACGATGCAGTGCACGTCGCCGGTCGTCGCGATCTTGGTGAAGAAAATGTCGATGCCGGTCAGCCAGCCGCCCTGCGAATTGAGATAGGTCTGCGAGACAATCGAGCCGGACAGGCCTTCAATCGTAACCACCTGCCGCCAGTAGTAGGAGTCCACGATCTCATCGACCCAGAACTGCACCAGCCGCAGCACGGTGTGGTTCGGGTTGTCCATCACGTCGAGAATCTGGAACGTCTCGCCGCTGCTTGGCCGGGTCAGGATGTTGCGGATCGGATCGTAAATCAGATCGGTGTTCGGCGTGTAGCCACCGACCTGCGCAGGCGGCATGCCGACGTTGGTGCCGTAGTCGTGGCCAGCGGGTGCCCACCACCAGACGCCGTTGGAGCAGACCACGAACGGCGTGCCCCAGCGAATTCTCGTGCGGGTCTTGGCGCACAATTCCCACGAGATGGTTTGATACTGATACTGCGAGATCGACATCTCGGAGTCTTTGCCGAGCACCTCCAGCCGCACCACCTGATCGTAGACCGGCAGCACGAAGTTGGCCTGATTGATCACCGCCGGGTCCATCGGATTGAGCAGCGAGAATTGCGCATCGCGCTCGGCGGCGTTCGGGAAGCGCACGCCCTCCTCGACCTTGGCCAGATAATCGACGTTGGCCTTGTCGCTTTCGTCGTCGGTCAGGAAGTGATCGGCACCCCACATCGAATAGGTGTCGGGCAGCCCGACCTTTTCCTTCACGCGCGCGACGTCAGAGGCGATCTTCAGCGTGAACTTCATCGACGCCGTGCCGTTCAACCG